TTTCTGCTGTGTCGCCGTTGTTGCCGGTGTAATGAATAACAAGTGTATCAATTTCAGAAGATTTTCTGTTGCTCTCTGTGAAATTACCTTTATTGCACCATATTTCTTTAAATTTATAAGACATATTTATACCTCCCATACCGCCATAATAGCGTTATAATATTCCTCCGAAAGCTGTTCTTTTAAGATTGACTTATCCTCATCACAGTTTTTGTAAGCGTTGCGAACATTACCGCCGACCTGCATTTCTGTGCCGTTGATTTCAATAAACTTCTGTCTTAATACGCTTACACTGTCTTTTGTGAGCATATCGAGTGTAATTCTTTCTTTGATTTCCATAGTAACTCGCTCCTTATCTGATTATGTAAGTAATAATGAAATTGATTTTTTCGTCCTCTGCAAAAATGTCCGTTGAACTGACATAAATCCAAGAGCCGTCAAGTCTGATGTTTATTAATTTATTTGCTGTTGAATATACAACAAAACTAGACAACCTACTTTCGTTTTTTGCCGCATACGGTAAACCTGACATCTGAATATATTTTTTATGAGAGAGCAGTGCCGTAATATTGACCGATACAGTTACAATATTACCATTTTTAGAATATACAAAACTGCCCTTGCAACCAGCATATATTTCTTGGGCTGGTGCTAATGTTCCTGTACCACTCTCAAAATTTGAGCTATCATATTTAGCCGCAAGCGACTTGTCTGTCGCTGTTTTGTTGTCTGTTACAGTCTGACTCAGAGTACTGATTGACTCATCAGCTGAGGACTTATTGTCTGCAATCTGCTTGCTTAGCTGAGCGACTGCATTGTCTACACTGTCCTTATCAGCTTTAAGATTAATCTTCATTGTCACTGTTTCGTCAATGTCTGTTATTTCATCTTCAAGCTCGGTTTTATCTGCCTTTGCAGATAAGGCTGTGTTAATCGCAGTTATTCTTTCGGTTAGCGTGTAGATGTTGCTACCCGCAAGCGCTAGGTCTATGCTGTTCTCGTATATGCCGTTTTCGATTTTGTTGAGGTTTTCTGCGCAAAGTGGTGTAGCTGTGCTCGGTGCGTCTTCCCAATTTGTTTTTGTGTATGCCATAATATTTATTCCCCCTTTGCCTCTATGCTGTCTGTCAGAGCTTTAATTCCGCTCAGTGTACGGCTCAACACATAGGCTTTTACTTTCTCTTTTTTAGGTTGTCCTGCGTTATCATAGACAAAATCACCGTTTGAATCAGTAACATAGCTTTCAATTTCTAATCCGTCACCAATCTGCACCCAAGGCCTGCCGTCAAGAGTAGCTGCAAGCGGTGTGTAGGAACAATTATAAAATCGTTCGCCTGTTTTTCCATGCAATAAACTTTGCACATCGTGCACCAGTCCGCCGCCAATGCCGTCATCTTTCTGCCAACAGACTACATTTTTAGTAAAATCATATGTTACAACATCCTCGCCCCACTGTGACTCTGCCACGGTGGTTTTAGCTTTTCTGTCATTTAACGAGTAACCGTAAGAAAAACTAAAGCCGTTATAGCCGCTGCTGTTATATTCCTCAGCATATAGATTTTCGTAAAAATCATACGTTTCTGTATTTTTGCCAAGTTCAATATATCTGAATACACCTTTACCTTTATTCGGCACAACAGCACCGAATAAACCGAGCATTTCACAACAATTTTTTAGTATCTCGCCGTATGTAATCGTGTCTGAATTTTCAAGCCACGCCTGATTACATGTCGGAAAATCACGCAAGGTAAGCCCTGACTGTTGGTTTATTACTTCGTCGAGAATTTCTTTGTTATCCTCGACCTGAATCATATGCTTTCCGTTGTAGTTAAGGCATAGCACAACCAATTCGCCGATTTTATAGCCGTTTGGATAAGTTTTCCATAAATTAAACAGCTTATTTGTTGCGTCAATATCATATAACATAGAGAGTGCGTCATAAGCGACAATGTGTCGCTTATTGCGGTTATTCTTGTCAAGCTTGGCACTGTCAATAATACCGCTAAACAAATAATATTCCTTTGCAGCTACGGTTTCTCCCGGCAAAAGTGATGTACCTAAAAACAGCTTTGCAGATGGCAGCAGCTTTTCTCCGCTCGGAAAACGCTGCGTTAATTTTACGCTTATCCATTTGCCTACAAGGTCATTTGTAAAGGTTCTGTCAATTGAATTTACAATGTCAATGTTAATTTCAGCGGCAATACAGCCACCAAATTTCAGCTTGCTTTCATCGCAAATTGACTGTTTAAGGCTCATACTTTCGCTTGCTATGTTTTCCTCGGTAATGTCCTCGTATTCACCGTTTGGAAATGAAACTGTAAGCGTGTTTTCAATCAGATTTTCAATAGTCTGCTTTTTGTGCAGGCTTGAAACTTCAAGCAAATTAACCACCTCTTAATATTCAATAAATGTAAATGTTACCGCCGCATATTTAATGTTGTCTGCGGTAATAAGCTTTGGTGTGTATGTAATATCGGGCATATATGCGGTCATTGTACGATAAGCAAGGAGTTCATCGTCCCAATATTCAACATTGAGCTTGCGTTGCTGAGAATTTGACATAGCACCGTTTAAAACACTGCGAATAGTTCTCATTTCAGCAAGGGTAAGACCGTCCTTGGTATTGAATGTAATCTTAGTTTTGTTGTTCGGTGATGTTACTCGCCTTAAAAGGTTGTTGCTGTCACGATAAGCTTTAATCTCCGTACGCTGTAAAGGTGTGGCTTGATAACTTTCTTTAGCTATGAGCTTATGTGGAAACTGCAAGCCGTTTTTCGGGAATTTAATTAAATAGCCTTTAAATTCACTCAATCTTATCCCTCCTTACGCAAAAGCGGACCTGCCTGTGCGTTTCTTGATTTTGTTGTTCTCATCAGCAACAGCCTCAAAAAGCACTCTGCCGTCAGGCATAGTCAAGGTAATGTGAATATCTCCGCTGTTGCCTGTTCCGCCGTACTCCGCAAGCACCTCAGCCATAGCCTGTTTCATAGCAGAAATAGGAGATACCACCTCAGGTTCTCTCTTGTTGTCGCCAAGTACGGCAAGAAATTCACCGTAATTTGCAGGTACATATGCCCCTGTGGCAAGTCTTGGAATGTGCACCTCATCAAGCCGACCTGCGTGCCATTCCTGTCCGAATAGCTTGCCGATAGCGTTAGCAACCGTATCCACACCGCTTAACATTCCGTTTAACGCTGAAATAAAGCCATTGATAAAATTTTCAAGTCCGGTTAAAACATTGTTAAGAGGCTTTTTGATGATGTTATACAAGGGTTCAAAAACATTTGAAAAGACTGTTTTTGTAGGCTCTAACGCTTTGCTTATATTCTTTAACATCATGGTAATTACACTCTGTACTTTTATACTTGTATCAGATAAACCATTGACAAGACCTAAAACTGTATATTGTCCACGCTTATACATTTCTCTTGAAGGTGAATGTATATCCATTGCACTGTCGTATTCACTTAATACAGTATTTGCAAGACCATTACTGTTTTTGACAAGTGCCTCCTTATATTTCTGTGTACCCTCAACAAGACCCATAACGGTGTTTTTTCCTGAATCTTCGGCAGCCTCTTCCAGTTTATTTAATGTTTTCCATTGCGAGTTTTGCACATCTTCAAGGCTAATCATTCCGGCTTTGTATGTCATCAAAACGGCAGCGGCATCGGAATAATCTCCCTTAAGAACTTTTTGAACATCAGACATATCATCTTGTGTCATTATCAGTTTGTTAAGTTCAGCAGTGCATTCATTGTATGAACTTTTAAGTTCCATTAAGGAATTTATTTCTTCGTATCCACCATCACCTAAAACTGTTTCAATATTATTTTTTGCGTCTATTCTATCATCTGCTTTTACAGAATTGTCTTTATATTTCTTGTATTGACTAATAAGCCAACTATAAGTTTTTCCACTCTGCTTTAATTTATTTTCAATTTGAGTCTGCTTAGAATTAAGTTCTGAAAGTAATTCGCTTTGATTTTTTCTTGCTGAAATTATAGATTTAGAATTTTCGGTTTGTAATTCGGATAAAGCCGAACTGTTAGCTAATAATTGATATTGATCAATCGTATTATTGATTTCATCTTGTATCTCAGATAAATCACCTTTTAGCTCGACCTTACCCCCATCACTTATTGTGACATAATTATCCCAGGTATCGCTAAAACCGCTAACATTATCTTTAAAATATGTAACAATGGTTTGCAATTCTGACTGTTCTTCGGGAGTAAGTTCAGCTTTGCTGATTAAGGTTTCAAGTTTATCCTGATATTCATCAATCAATGTATTATCAGCATAGAGCTGGTCAACCTTATCTAATGTATTTTTGATTGTGTCGGTAATTTTCTGCGTTGTATTTTCAAGTCTGTTTTTCACATCGTCTATTTCATCACAAAACTTTTTAGCCTCAGAATTGCTCCATTTTAGTTCATTGTAAATTTGAACCGCTGAAACAATACCCGTTATTGCGCTTGCTATAATAAGCAGAGGGTTAGCCGAAATAACCGAACTGATGTTTTTAACTGCTGATGTGACTTCACTTATACCACTCGCAATAGTCTTACCTGTCTTGAATGCGATAACTGCTGTGGCAACAGCGCCAATACCCGTTGCTACTGCTTTTAACATATCCGGACTTATCTTATTAACTATATCTGAAATTGCCTCAAGAGCCTCAGAAAACAAATTTAACAAATCCGGTACAGCTTTCTCAATCGTCCATTTTGCAAGCGGCAATAAAACATTCTTGTACGCTTGTTTTAGCTTATCTCCGCAAGCCTTGAGCAGATTTCTGAATCCCTCGGTCAAGCGTTCAACCGCCTGTGCAACGGGGTTAATGTCAAGGTCCTCAAGCCATTCGAGGCGGTCAGCTGACATTTCATCAAGCAGCCCTGTTATATCTTCGACAATGCCTAATATGCTCTCCCAAATTTTTCTGCCTGTATCGTTTTTCTCCCAAGCGTCTTTAATTTTGGTTCTGAGAGTTTCAGTATAGTTATTGCAGTTGCGGATAATCTCAAGTATATTGCTCCAAATTTTCTCGCCCTTGCCGTCATTCCACACCTGCCTGAATGTATCGCCTACAGTATTCAAAAGCTCAACAAGACTGTTCCATTTGTCGATAAACGATTGCACCACACTGTCACCTAAGCCTGCTTTGTCCCAAGCATTTGTAAAAGCCTCTGCGATATCACCTACTGTGCTTACGAAAGTGTTAATTAAAGCGTTGATATTTCCAAGCACCTTTTCGCCTGTGCCGTTATTCCACACTTTTGCCCACGAATTTTTAATCGTTACGCAGGCGGTTTTTACCTTGTCAAGCGAATTTACAATATTGTCAATAGTCTTGCTTGTGTGCCTGTCGCTTTCAAGCATAGCTTGCTCAAGTGCATTTTGCATTGATTTGATTTCAGAGCTTGGCGCTTGCGTACTTGTGTCTGAGCTGTTGTCCGAGGTGTCGCTCATCACATTGAGTTCATCAAAGCCTGCAAGGTTCTTCTGTAAGTCCTCGGCTGCCTCCGATGTTTTTTCAATCTCAGATGTAGAACTGTCCGCTTGACTTTCAAGGTCTGACATATCGCTTACAGCTGAGCTTGTCGCATTGCTTGTTGCAGTAGAATAGCCGAACACCTGAGCTGTAAAGTCTTTAAACTTCTGTGCCGCAACGCTAAGTCTTGAAATAAACTGATTAATGCAATTAAGCAGCGGAGTAAAAGCATTTATCAAGCCTTGACCGATTGTAGCCTTGATACTGTCAAACTGCAGCTGTAAAATTCTCGTTTGATTTGCCCAACTGTTTTGCGTTCGGGTAAAGTCACCTGTTGCATTATTGAGTTGGTCAAGCACAAAGTTATACCTAAGCGTTACCTTTTCCGCCTCAGTCATAGCAGATGTGGTCTTGCCCCAGCCGTTAGCCATTGCGTAATTGTCAAGTGCGTTCTGCGTCATCACAATGCCAAGGTCTTTGAGCGTTTCGGTTTCACCGCTGAAAACAGATTTCAGCTTTGTGTACGCCTCGTCTTGCGTTATGTTGTAAAATGACGCCACATCACCCGTAAGAGCCGTTAAGGCTGTTGACATATTAAATGCTTGCTGTTCCGTAAAGCCGAAAGCCTCTGCCATAGAGCCGAATGTACCGACATATTTTTTAGCCATAGTTTCGGATAAGCCGTAAGATTTTTGTGCTGACTTTGCCCAATCGTCCACACTTGCAGACATATGGCTGAAAGTAACATCAACTACATTCTGCACTTCTGCAAGGTCTGAGCCAAGCTCTATGCTTTCCTTGCTAAAACTTACAACCGCCGCCGTACCGAAAGCGGTAAGCAGCGTTCTGCCGATCATTTTCGCCTTGCTTTGCAGTCTGTCAACAGCCGTTCTGACTGTTTGTAATGATTGCTTAGCTTTTTTTGCACTCATAGAAACTGATTTCTTAACGCTTTCGCAAGTATCATTTGTGCTTTTGCCGACTGCCTCGGTATTTCGCTTAGCTGTACTCTCAACCTTATCAACAACATTTCCGGCAGATTGCTCGACTGATTCTGATACCTTTTGCGCTGCCTGTGCGGTTTGCTTTGCCGAGTTTTGAGCCTGTTCAGCTTTTCCCTGTGTGGCAGTAATTTCACGCTTTGCTGAGTTTTCTGCCGCCTGAGACGATTTATCAGCCTGCCCTTTAGCAGTTTTTGCTGTCTGCCTTGCCCCCGACTGTGCTTTCTTTTGAGCCGCCTCAATAGCTTTATTGATTCTTGCAATATCGCTGTTAAGACCGCTTGTGTCGATTTTTGTATTAAAAATCAAACTACCGTCAACCGCCATGTAATCACACTCCTTTCTGTAAAATTAAGGGCGCAGCAAAATGCGGCCCCTTGTGGTATAAAAACAGCGCACACCCAAAGATGTACGCTGTAAAATTTGAAAAATTTTAGCCACCCCGTTTGGAGTGGCTTTTTAATTGAAGATAGATTAAAGGATTGCGACTGTCAGCTTATTTTTATGGTCGCCAATGACAGTTAGGACATTCTGCAATGTCATTATAGGAATTTATACAATGACATTGTGGGCATTCCCACTTATCATTACTAACAAACTTTGCTTGTCGGCTGTCGGTATGTTCCAAATGACAGTTAGAGCATTCGGTAGCCTCTGCTTTGTTCATACAATGACATTTAGGACATTCCCAATCTGTTGTTTTGGCGATTACTGAGCTTTTACCTGCACCCAACTCTTCAAGATAAGCAAGTATTTTAGCAATACCGCCAAAAATCAGGCATAATAATACTGTTGATACCCAGCATACAAGCATTAAAGTAAAATTAAAACTGCGGGTTACGGTATCAGTTAGAAAATTTGTATGTACGCTTTGGAAAACTGCGCCTAAAGCTATTCCTCCGACTGCACCAAGTATCAATAGTACGACTGTTATACCTTTGTAAAATTTGCTGTTCATAAAATCACTCCTTTGTTACATAATATAACAAAGTTTGTGTATTGTCAACAATAATTTTATGTAACACCTATACAAGATTGTTTATAAAATCCTCTTCGGCGTCAAGTTCTGCTTGCTGTTCGGGAGAGAGCTTTTCCTTGATGTCAACAAGCTCTTTGTGCTCATTGTAAAAATCACGCTCCCATTTTTCAAGCTTTTTGCCCTTAGCACGCTTGCCTCTTATGTTCATTACCTGCGAGAGCAAGCCGTCGCCAACCTCGCTGAAATAGCCGAGAAAAGTCCACCAATGCACATAGCTTGCAATCCTTGTTTCAAAGCCTGCAACCTTGTTAAGTGCTGGGAAAATAATGCTTTCGTCATAGCTCCAATCAATAATTTTGACTGGAGCTTTTTTCGATTTCGGCACATCCCCGCCGTCAAGAAACCACAATGCCTTTTTGAGTGCCTCCTCAACATTCTTTGGAACTTCCTTGTATAAGCAATTCAAGCATACTGCCGCTTTTTCGCAGTAGGTTAGCTCTTTGTCGGCATAAGCCTCGAAAATCAAGAGAGCAATACGAAAATCGGAATTAATCTCGTACTGCTCTCCGTCTATTTCAAGGCTTGTAGGAAGTAATCCAATCACTTTGCAAGCCTCTTTGCTTGATTGAGGTACTTCTCAATATGTTTGCTCTGCTGAGCGTGTGCGTTTTCAATGTCACTTACGATGACCGGCACAACGCAGTTGAGAAAGTTCTCAAAAATCATACTGCCATCATCACAGATTGAAAGGCAATTTACATCGCCAAACGCACCCTGACTTACACCTGCACCGAGAACATAGTCTATTTCTTTGCGGATTTCCTTGTCAACATCAAGAAAAATTTCAAAGGTTACATCCTCGGGTTTCATATTCTTGTACTTCTGCACAAGCTCTTCTGTGCGTTCTGTCAGCTTGTTGAGTCGCTCAACGAGTGAGTAGTCTGTGGTGTTAATCTTGATTACTGTGTTTTCATCATTGTTGATTGCATATGTTTTTAAGGGTGTTTTAAAATTCAAACTCTGCATAGAATCACTCCTTATACAGTTTCGGTAAATGTCGGTACCTTATCTGAGATTGTCGCTGTACCCTGCTTTCTGTTGCCGTCAAATGTTACATTAAATGGGATATTAACACCGCCCTGCGCACCGCCGTATGACTGCGGTTTAACGATGCAGTCCTCAATCCAAGCATCATAAGGGCCTGTTTTCTTGTCAATGAGCACTTCAAGAATTTTGGTTTTGCAGTCATCACCGGTAAGGCGGTTCATTGCAATATCCTTGATTTTCGGGTAAATGCTGTCACCTGTATTTGCGTAATATGTACCTGCGTCAAGGGTAGGCTCGTAGCCATTGTCATTTACAGAGGTTTCATCAAGAATGTTCTTTACTGTGCTTGTGTCCGGACTAAGCTCGACCGACATATCGTCAATGTCCTTGCCGATAAGATACCACTTTGGACTTTCGCCTGTGCCAAAGCTCGCGTCAATAAAATGTAAAAGGTAACTTCTTTTGAGTTTACCGATATCGGGTGTTGATACTGCCATAATAATTCCTCACTTTCAATTTTCAATAGTGTATTGGGCGGTGATTTGCAATTGGTACTGCACACCGCCGTTGTTGTTTTCGTCAGGTATGCTGTAAAGCATTCCGTTTGAGCAAGTGAGTTTTTTAAGCTCACCGTATAAAATGTTGTCGCCGACTTCAACTTCTATGTCACCCTCTGCGTGCCGTTCAAGCCACATTTGCAGTTCAAGCAACATTCCGCTGTTTACAAGTCGGTCATAGTCGTTGAGCGACTGACAGGTTGCGTACAGGATAAAGGTGTGATTGCGTGTTTGATTGCCTAAAATATCTTCCTTTACAAGCGTGTCGCCTGTTGGGGAAAGTCCGAAATCCTGTACTTTGTTTGTTGAATAATCAATGTGCACAAGCTCGCCGATTTTCGGAAACTCCTGCACAACGGACCTTACAAGTTCGATTATATTCATTTTGCATTACTCCCAAGTCTTCTTGCCGCCGCTTGCAGAATATCCCTTTTGCGGTCGGCTTTCATTCGCTCAAACCACATTTTGCCCGCAAGCGGGTGCTTGTCCTTGCTGTACTGAATATCTCTGCCTGTCGGGTGTTTTTTCTTGCCTTTAGGACTTCGCCAACCGATTATAATGCCGTCACCGCTATAGCGCCCGAATACGATATGCTCCGTACCGTCTTTTTCTCGCACGATCGGATAGTTAGGACCATACACCTTGCCATAGTAAAGATACCTTGCATAAGGTGTAATCTGTTTAATTTCTCCACTGCCGATAACGGTATGTATAGTTGCGGAGTTTTCGAGTACACCCATTTTAAAAGGTGTGTACGGCTTCATCAGCTTAATGCAATCCTTGTCAACCTCTCGTTGTGCTCTTGCTATATGCTTGTTTAAATCATTAGCAAATTCTTTATTCCACTTGAGAGAAAGAGTGCCGCTAACATCTGTCGGCTGATTTACATTAAAAAGCATTTAATCACCTCGCAGATACTTTGATGTGCTGTAAATCCGCAGGGCCGTAAAGCAAACGGTCAATACTCATTACTGTGTGAATTTCGTATTTGTCACGCAAGGTTTTTAGGCTCTCTGATACGCTCCTGTCGCTTGAATTATCAAAGATGAAATTACACTCACCTTTTACAATAATGTCTTGAGAGGGGGACAGAGGGGATATATCAGCGTTTAGAAACAGACCGTTGCTCGGAAATAAAAAATCATTCGGAGCAAGAACAAGCGCATTTAACGGAATGTATATAGCTATTCCGTCAGCGTTCTGCATTCCGCTTTTAAGTACATTAGCGGCTTTGCACTCCTGCCAATGGCAATGCGGAATAATAAGCCTGTCAAAGCCTTTGCCGTTAAATCTGTAAAGGGTCAGCATAGTATCCGTAAACATAATCAAACACCTCTGTACAAAAGGTCTGTGTCTGCAAGATACTTATATACTGCGGATTTAACACATCGTGTAAGTTGCTTTTTGCGAACCTCACAGCTTTCATACGAGCGTGACACATCTCCGACTTTTTCTGATGTTATGCCCTCACTGCCGCTCATATTATCGGCTTTATACATCAGCTCTGCGACCTCACAGCAACAAAGTTTCACAGGCTCGATTATATCCTTTGTATCGTCAATATTTGAGCCTGTGTAAGCATTAATAATAAGCGTTGCCTCTCTTGCATAGTAGGCAAAAGCGGAGGTAATGACCGCTTTTCTGCCACATAGATATACGGATTTATAATAGTTTTCGTCAGCGTAAACGGTCATACTTCACACTCCTTTAAGACTTAACCGCTGTGTGACAGTAAATACCGGCGGTCTTGTTTTCGTACACATCTGCAATGCCTACCATTCTGTAACCGAACTTGTAACCGTCCGAGTCCTGATTTACCGACGGTTCAATTACCTTAGTGTCAAGGTGCTTAGTAAACTGGATAAGGGCAGGCTTATGAATAATCATAAAGTTGATGTTTGAGGCGGCAGTGGCTTTCTGATAGCCGCCCTTGGTCTTGCCGCTTGATGTGCCGTCAAGCTGTTCAATCGCTGTATAAAAGCGTGTCTGCGGCACTGTGATAATCTTAGCAAATCTGCTGAGAACCTCTCTTGACTTTGTTGTGTCCAAATCCTGCACAAGTCCGTAAAGAGTTGGTGTAATGTAAAGGTAACGCTGCTCGTACGGAACTTCGTCCTCGTCCATCTGAGTAGTACCCTTGCGGAGTGCCTCGATTACTGCCGCACCTGTGGTAAGGTTTGCAGGTGTGGCAGAGGTAATACCTGCGTGACTTGCGTATGCAGCAAAGCGAAATGCGTCAAGCTCCGGCACAACCTTGGTGCGGATAAATTCGCCCGAAAGTCTGCCGAACGCAACGCCTGCGGTTTCGATATTGTCCATTGTGTCCACATTGAACATTCTGCCTCGGTCAAAATTGCATTTTACGGTTTCGTTTGTGAGTGTAACATCACCGTTCACATAACCGCTGTTACGACTGTAATCCGCAAGACCGTCCATTGAAATCATCGGAATAATAAGCTCGTTTGAGTTTGCACCAGCTGTTGCAAGATCAGTCGCACCGTCAAGCTCGCTTGTAAGTGCCGACTGCTTATAAACCTCATCGAGCAAGGCTGTGTAAGTTTTAAAAAGTGCAATAGAATTTGCCATAAAATTTCACCTCATCAATTATTTTTCGTCTGTACTAAGTCCCATTGCCGCTCTCATACTTGCAAGAGGGTTTGACTTAATACCTGCGTTTCCTGTATTCTTTACAGGATTTTGGAACGGCTCATCAGAACCGAACATATAGCTGTTTTCGCTCTTAACGCTTTCAAGAGCCTTAGTAATATCGTCTGCCTGATTTTTTGATGTTTTAAGACTGTCAAGGTCAAGCAAAGCCTTGACCGCAGTTGCGTTTCTCGCACCGCTCTTTGAAATAGCGCCGTCAAGTACAGAGTTAAACTCCATATCGGCAATTTTTGTCTGATACTCGGTTTCTTTGTCTTTAAGGCTTGTGTTGAGTTTTGCGATCTCGCCTTTAAGATTTTCGACATCTATGCCCTCAAACTCTTTAAGTGCTGTCTGTGCTGTTTCAAGCTGTGATTTGTAATTATCTCTTGCTGTTGTGATTTTTTCAACCTCTGCAACAGTCTTGTAATTTGCAAGCACCGCCTTGTCAAACTCTGCCTTTTTCTCATCGGGAATCGTAATACCAATTTCAGAGAGAAGTGTGTGTATGTTCTTCATAATATAAATCCTTTCTGCATAGCTTATATTCCGCTTTGCCTGCGGTAGAAATTCAGCCGTATAAACCAACGGCGGGGTAAAATAAAAGCACCTATGCAATCAAATGCAAGGGTGCTTAATCTGCTTTATTTTTGTTGTCTTCAACCTCAATAACAAAACCTCTGTCAATAAGGCTTTTCGCTCGGTCTTTGGTACATTCAAAGACTTCATTGACAGGTCTGTTGATAAGACCGTTCATTTTATCGTTAAACGACACAACTACTTTTACTTTCATTTTGTCACCGCCTTTCTGATTTTGGGTATTAAAAAAGCACTCAATCTGATTGATTAAGTGCTAATCTCTGTATTAAATTCACGCATAACAAAACCGCCCACAAGGAGCGGTTAGTCTTCTTCCAAGTAGTCAAATTCACTCGACATTGAGCGTTCTTTTTCTTCGTCTGTTAATGTAGAAAGAAATTCTTCCATACATTTTATTTGCAATTCAATAGGTCCGTCGATAATTGCGTTTCTTGATTTATTTTCTTCCACTCCAAATCACCCCAGCTTTTGATTTATTTAGCAAAGTTTTAACAAATCTATCTTTTTCCTCATCGGTTTCCTTAACCACTATCTTCTTATACAATCTATTACACTCAAGAGCAAATCTATTGTTGTCAAAATCATCGGTTTTAGTTAAATATTCAACTGTGCCGTTGTTTTTTACAATAGTAATTGTTCTAACATTTTTATTTGCAAATACATCCAAATCGTTCATAGAATAACTACTGTTTCTCGGATGATTATGTAAAATAGTTAAATTTTTTCCTTTTGTCTCCAAGTATGTGCCAAAGTCAATTTTTTCATCAGAACCTGTAAATGGTTTATAGTCAACCAATCCGTCGCGAAAAACAAATGCAACTTCTTTATTGTCATTTTGTTCTTTTGAAAATTTCAAAAGCTCCTTATGTTGTTTTTGAATTTCAACCCTTTGTTCTTCAGAATATCCGTCAATATCAACTTTCGGCACTCGCTCGATAGCTTTATCTGTTATTGGCGTAATAGGCTTTTTATTTTCCTCTTTTATTATACCACTACCGCCCGATTTTTCAACACCGAATTTACCTTTAAAGGTATGATTTTCTGTGTTTTTAATCGGCAAAGAAGTAGTTTTTATTCCGCCTATCGGTGAACTGGCTTTTTTAGGCTTTGTAATACCCTCAACGCTGCTGCCGCCAACCGTTACCCTGTCCCATTGTTGAGAAAGTCCGACGCTTTTTGAGAAGTTCACATATTCATCGGAAGTTTTTACATATCTTGCACGAGCGTTAATTATTGCTTGCTCGTCAGCCCCGCCTTCTTCAAGCAATTTTATTTTCTGCCTTTGTGCCCGCATTGTGGTTTCAAGTCTGCGCTGTCTTTGGGTTGCCTCGTACTTTGTGTATGTCTTGCCGTTGTATTCTACAGGCTTGTTTTCCTCTGCGTTCATCTTGTCGAGCTGTTCATCTGTGTATGTGCGTGGAGTTATGCCGGGAGTGAAAGGCGAATATGAGTGATAGCAGTTTGCGCCGCAAAGTCCTGTTACCGTGCCAAGTCCGCACACGCTCTCGAGTTCTTCCTTACTGTACACTCTGCCTTGCCACACCTGATGGCTCGGCCTTGCTCCGCTGTGCCACGATACCTCAAAGTAATTTGTGCCGAGTTTTTCGGCGTTTTCCTCGTTGATTTTGCCCACAACCTGATTCAGTCCTGTTGACACCGCACGCCTTGCCGCAACGGTAACTCTGTTGCTGTGACCGCTTGCATAGTCAACCGTACGCAATCCGCTGTTTGTCATTTCGGTTACGGTTTTTTCGAGTACGGTATTATAATCACTCGCACCGCTTGCAATTTCCGTGACGGCTTTATCAAGAGTTTCTTGGTAGTAATCGGCGGCAGGAGTAAATCCTAAGCTGCCGTCAGGCTGTCGCTTGGCAAAACCCATTGACTGCGTTATGTTCTTGCACTCGCCCTGTGTCTGTGCCTGCACCGCCCTCACAAATTGCTGTAACGGTTCATTTTCGGCATAGGGTATAAACTCCTTGCCCTGCTCTTTAAAAACGCTCTCAGCCTCGTTATAGCCGCTTTCTATAACACCCGAAAAGATGTTTTTAATCTCACTATTGCTTAAATCAAGTGTATTTTGCACTATGCTTTTGATTGCTGATTTACTCTTACCGAGCTTGTAAAGTCTGCCGATTTTGTAAACGCTTGTCGGTGTAAGCTCTTGTGCAAGCACCAACATTCGCACAATGTCAGCCATTATGCTCATTTGCAGGCTGTCAAAAATCTGTTCGAGCGCTGTGGGGATTGCCTCCATAATCTCAGGCGTAAACATCAGTCAACAACCTCCGAGGACTGCGGCAGGTTCTTTTTTGCTGTCTTTTCGTCCTCTCCGTACCATTTCATACGATACTCATCAGGTCGCATAATTCCAAGACTCAAGTCCTGAATATCCTGTGTGCGTTCGGTCTGTTCATCGGTGAGAATACTGTCCTTAAAGTCACAAACGAATGTGTAACCGCTTGTTGTCAGCGAATTGTAAAAGGCGAGAGCATACACCAAATCGTCAAGACAATATTTAAGCTGTTTCTGAATTGCCGATACAGTGTTGTACTTTCGGTTCTTAGCCGATAATATCTCCGTAGCCGTCTTTGCGACAGTGTCGGGGTCGGATAGGTCGCCATATGCAAGACCGACCGAAAATTCAAGTCTGCGAAGATATGTATTTAGCCCGTCGGTAATATCAGATTGACGAATTGCAGGAGAAAAATCTTTGAACAATTCATTATCTCCGAGGTCAACATCTACAGCTTTGTAAAGTCTTTTGTTGAGTTTTTCAGTACCCTCTTTCTTGAAAGCTGCGGCATCAACATGTATTGCCCTTTCGCCGCTCTCAAACTCCCAATCAAGTCTGCCGAATTGTGTGTCTATTTTACGAATAAGATTTATGTCATTTGCGTAGACAGAAACACCGCAAGATGAGCCGTCAATCGTATTTTTAATCGGTGTGCGAAAATAACCGAAAGTAGGGCGGAGCATTGCAGGGTATGTAACAGCATTCGGCAGGCTTGCCCACTCGTCAACTGCCGCAAGCGGAATTTCTCTTCCGAGTTGCCCCTCACTTGCAGACACATAAGCAGTGTTGGTAATTGTCAATCCCTTTTCGGTATCAAGGCTGTGATACTCAAGCCTTGTGTAATAGTTGGCGCCGATCTTCTTAAATTCAGGAAAGATGACTTTTACAAGCCTATGCCTTGCGTCAAATTCAATCGGCACAAAGGCATTTGCGGAAATATACTGCACCTTGTCGCCGCCTAACGGTTTAATCACCATTGCGCCTGTTGCAAGTCCCGACTGCAATTCGGAGTTAAGGTCTTCCGTTGCGGTTTCAAAGATTTTCTGCAATTTATCATTGCTTACGCTTGCAGTCATTTCGTTAAGCGTGATGTTTGCAAACTCTCTTGTAATCGCCTGCTCAAGCCTTAAACTTATAACGCTGTCGGAAAGCCAAAAAGCCTGCCCCGCAAAGCATTTCTGCCACATTTCAATGCTTTGCATCATATCATCCGTAATCGCAAGTTTAACGCCCAAAGCCTGTTTAATATCCTTTAGAGGGAACATTCTCTGCCACACTCCTTTCAAAAAATTTATGAATTGCATTTCACACCGCCCTTATAAATCTTTTCATATCCCGTTCAAATGTGTATTCAAAACTGTCGAGGCTGTCGATGTCGGTTGAACCGTCGTCAAGTCTTTCGTCAACAAGTTTTTTATCATTCCATACAGCCTCGCACAATGCCGTTTTAAGCGTATCGCAGCCGTCAGTGTAAAAGAATCTGCCCGCGCCCATAAGTCGCAGCAGGCATTGAATACGGTCCTGTACGGGATATTTGCGTGCGGGTCTGACTATGGTATTCGGAAAATGTTCTTCAAACGCTCGTTTAATGCCTCTGCCGAGCACGGTTTCGGCGTTATCCCAATACACAAAGTCAACAACACCGCACAAATCAAAAACAGACTGTGCAAAATTAATTGCCAGCCTGTCAATATCGTTTCCGTCGTATTCACCGAAGTGTCGTTCGCTTTTCAACGCTATTAAATTATTGTAGCCTCTTGTTTTTGCCGTTGCCACAAATGCGTGGCCCGATTTATTGCCGCCAAAGTCAATGCCGATTGTTACTTCTTCAAGTTCCGATTTCAAAAACTGCCTGTACGGTAAATCCGTGTTGATTTTGTCTGTAATTTGACAGTAAAATTTTTTGGGATTATCGGCAAATCTGCGGTAAATCGCACCCTCTGCACGCACCCATTTCCCGAGTATAAGGCGGTCATAAAAAATAGTACCCTCGTACTCATTGCAGAGATTTTTTACAAACTCCTCGGATAAGAATTTATTATCGAAAATTGTGTATTCCTGCAAATAAATATCTGCGTCACTGTCAATAAACTTTTTCAGCCAATGCGTAGGGTGTTCGGGGTTTAAGCTGCCGTCAAAGCACGAATAAGGCTTGTCAAGTCGGGATTTGAGCATATTGAAAACATCTTCGTTCCACTTTGCAACCTCATCACCGTAAATATATTTTGCCGACGCACCCTGAATTTTAGCAACCTGACTGACCTTTTCCGCACCCAAACAGTACACATCTTCACCGCACACTTTTGCAATGTTTCGGCTGTTAATCGTACCGACAACATCAGAGGTGTAACGCTCTCGCATAGGCTGCAATACATTTCGCTCAATGGTTTCTTTTGACACGCCTATGATAAAGCACAAACCGTCCTTACCGATTCGCTCTCGAATACGCATAGGCACAATACAGGTGACATCAACAAAACTTTTGCCCGAACGCACCGCACCGCTTTTTATGTTCCAACGATGTGTAGCGTTTGCGATATATTCTTTTTGTTTAATCGTGTACGGCATTGTTTGTGCTCCTTTCTGCGTCAGATTTGATTTCTTTCAAAATGCTGTCGAGCTTGTCGAGTGCGGTCTTGTCGGTTTCCTCTTTTTGCTTATCCCGCCACTTGTCGGGGCGACGGTTTTTCAGCCAAAATATTTGTGCAGTAGTGTTGCCCTCAAGAGCAGAGGACAACAAAGCATTTTCAACTTCATAGTCCACAACCTCTTTGCCTTTTTTTAGGGACTGCGAAATCTGCGGATATTTTTCTTTCCATTCATAAAGTGTTCTTTCGCCTATGCCTATATTCTTAGCTATCTGCTCATCGGTCAAGCCGTCCCTTGCCCAACCCTCAAGCAGTAATAAATTATCTTCTTTAAGCCATTTTTCATACTTTCCTTTTGCCACCGTCACCACCTCTCTTTATGTAAAATAAGCAAAAGAAAAGAGAGTACTAAATGCACTCTCCATTAATCAGTATTAAGCGTTAAAGCATTAATTCTGTCATTCGTTAAAGCATTAATTCTGTCATTCAATTCCATCAGTGTATTTTTCACATTTAGATAGTCTTTAGGTGTAAAAGATTTATCGTTCCTAGTATGAAGCATCACATTGTTTGCTCTCGATAATCTTTGATAACATGAAACAAGTAAATCAAGATCATCTGGATAATTCCCCAATGCATCTTTGCATTCCATAACCAGCCGTGCAAAACTACGTTTATTGAGGCCACAATTTAATTCATCGCTTACATTTTGCGTATTAGAAAGCAGTCTTATTGAGTCTTCCATAGCATCTAACTTTGAATATATTGATTTCATCATAATTCTATCGAAAACGACCTCATCAACTTTGGAATTATCCACTTTTGCATTTTCTAAATTGACTATGTTCATTAACGAAAATGAACCATTTTTATAAGTTTCCTTTATCGCATTAGCAATATCATCTTTTGCCTTCATAACATTTTCGTACAATCTATCTTTCTTATAAAAAACAGTATTAATTCCTGCTACATCAAAAATTTTATCAGTAGCATCATCCTGTATCAAAACTACTTTTTTACCATAGGCTTGTCGAATTCCTAATTCATACATAACATTCGGATTTCTTGAACTTAAATCACAAATTGCCATATCACATTCAACTAAATTTTTCAAAATTTTTTGCATTATCGAATCACATATTTGATCGCTATCTGCTCTTATAGGTTCAAATCCTGCTTTTTGGACAGCAGGAACAATTATCTGTCCGTATATTTTATCAAAATGACCTGCAGGATATTTTGGCTGGTCTGATATAGGCATTATAACAAAACAGGTTTTTGCCTTATTTTCTTCGCTCATATGCAACTCTCCTTAGTTGTAATATATCACTAATCTATCATATTATTTGACACAATTCAACAGATTTTACATTTTTCTGTAAACCGCACAATTAAGAAAGTAATTATTTGTATAAAATAACCACACACAACACAGACCGCCCTCAAATGAGAGCGGTCTGCCGTTATTTTTGAAAAAGGAGAACTACAAAATGCCTCTTATTATCGATTTCTTCATTTTATATTATATCACCCTTAGAACGGAAAAACGGACAAATTTACCAATGGTGGCGGTTGCACATTTTTCTTATGTTATCCAGTGTATTTATTCCGCCTGTATCAACTGCTATCTTCGCCCAGCTGTATCGCAGGCTAAGGTGCATAAATAAGCAGTTCTCCACAAAATCGTCACGAGATAGGCTGTTGAGTGCTGCGTTTCGGCGGATTTCAAGGTTTTGTATCTCCCTTTGAATATCTGCAATCTGCACCACCGCATTGCCGACCTTGTCAGATGTTTGACCTGCACTCGGTAAATCCGACAGCTTAGGCGATGTATTGTCAGCCTCGGCGGCTATGCGTGCAATCTTAGCTTTTAACCTCGTAATTTCTCGGTTTATGTCTTTGATTTCTTTTGCGGTCATTCTTCTACCTCACTTTCAAGCCATTTTTTGACTGCGTATACGCAATCTATTCTAAGATTGTTAGATGTACAATGCGGTGCATAAAAACTTTGATGTGAACAATGGTTGCAGTATGTAAAATGATTTTCACTTGCATCAAGCAACATTTCCGCCATATTCTCAACGCTCATTGACTTGATTTTCTCGTAATTAGTCATTGATTTTGCTCCAATCTAACTTCTGTCCACAATGGTAGCAGTAATTTAATATGCCTTTTCCTGTAAAAGCCTTTCCGCAGTTTGGACATTCATATGTCTGCACATAGCGGATTACCTGTTCATCAGATTCAATAGGCTTTCTCGGTTGACTCAAATTTAATATTTTTTCAAAATCGTTGTAATCTTCTTCGGTTTCGCATCTAATTTCAACGGTCTTATATGGCTGTTTAGCAAGTTCAAATTGTTTTGTATCTTCGTTAAAAATTAAGTCCATAGTTTTATTTCACTCCTTTCAGCAGTTCCGGATTGTCATAGATGTTGCCGATAGTAACGGAGCGTTCGCAAAAGAATAAATCTAAATCGTCAACCACATTAGAGCTTGCTTCTCTTACTACCCATTTTCCGCCAAACCACAGAACTTCATAATTAGTAAGTCCACCGTCTGTATCACAAAAACTACAAATATCGCCCTCAAAAATTTTCGTGCCATTCTTATCTTTCATTCCTGTGTACTGTCCGACTGTATCTGCGTAAACGGGATATTTTTCTACTGTAGGCTTTTGCTGATAAATCATTGCAAAATCACCCTCACCATTTTGTGGGAAAATACCGCCGTAAACCCAATTGCTTTTTATTTTTTCACCATTCAATCTGACTTTTTCGCCATATCTGCGAGTTTGACCTCTGAATAATATTTCTCTCATAATATCCTCCTTTTAAATTCTTCCAAGCCTTTCGAGTGCCGTATATTCTCCGTAGCTGTAGTGTGTGCCGTGTCGCTTATTATACAAATTGATTTTCTTGCATTTTTCTTCAAGTGTATCGGGTTTATTGTAATTGCGTGCGGCTGTTTTTCTTAATTTGCTGTTTTTGATAATTTCTCTGTGCTGTTGTTTTCTCATTTCAACACCGCACTCGGTGCAGTATTTTTGATTTGCACTTCTTTTTTCAAATGTTTGCATACATAATTCGCAGATTGCCTGTTGTTTCATCTTATTTACCTCCGTATTTTGCTTTCAGGGATTTTAACAAATCTTCCTGTACATTTGCTTTGCCCTGTAAAGATTCATAGACACGCTCGTCGCAAGTGTTCTCTGTAATCAAATGGTGAATAACCACAGTATTCTGCTGACCTTGACGGTATAGTCTTGCATTTGCCTGTTGGTAAAGTTCCAAACTCCAAGTAAGTCCGTACCACACAACTATGTGCCCGCCTGTCTGCAAATTAAGACCGTGGCCCGCACCTGCAGGATGTGCAAGCAAAAGCTGTATTCTGCCGTTGTTCCAATCCTCAATATCGGCAGAGCTTTCGAGTTTTCGTGCAAATCTGAATTTACTTTTGATTCGCTCGAGGTCGTGACGAAAGCTGTAAAAGCACAATACCGGTTGTCCGTTTGATGTGTCTATAATCTCTGCAAGTGCATCAAGTTTTTGCTCATTTGTAATTGCATATTCGCCATTGCTCATATACATTGCGCCGTTGCTGTACTGCAAGAGTTTGTTAGTAAGTGTTGCGGCAGTTGCGGCGGTAACCTCGCCCTCTGCAAACTGCATATAACAGTCACGCTCAAACTGCTCATACTCTGCAAGTTGTTTGTCGGTCATTTTGACAGACACAACGCTGTCAATTCGTTCTGGCATATCGAGCCAGTCCTCCGCTTTCATTGAAATGCAGATGTCAGAAATCTTGTTCATAATTGCCTGCTCTGCATCATCTTTCAGCTTGTAGTTAAATATCGTAGTCTGGTTACGCTGATTAGGTGTGAAGTACCTTTCACGGTAGCCGGTTACTGTTCTGCCCAGTCGCTCTCCGCTGTCAAGCAAATATATCTGACTCCACAAGTCAATAAGTCCGTTTGGTGCGGGTGTACCCGTAAGTCCGACAACTCGCTTACTGCGTGTTATGTATTTTCGTAAGGCTCGAAATCGTTGTGCTTTTGATGATTTAAAACTTGACAGCTCATCAATAACTACCATATCAAACATCCAACCGTTACCAATACTTGAGAGCTCATCTGTAAGCCACACAACATTTTCACGGTTGATAACATAGATGTCTGCGTCCTGTGCAAGTGCAAGTCTGCGTTGTCTTGGCGTACCGAGTACCTTTGAAACCTTAAGATTTTTAAGGTGCTCCCACTTGTCGCACTCCCTTGTCCAGGTGTCCTCCGCAACTCGCAGAGGTGCAATTACAAGAACCTTTGAAACTTCAAAGCTGTTATATATAAGCTCCTCAACAGCCGTTAGGGTAATTGCTGTCTTGCCAAGTCCCATATCAAGGAAAAGTCCGCACCTCGGGGTGTTAAGTATCTTATCAATAGCCATTTGTTGATACTTATGCGGTACAAACTTCATTGATAATCACCTCGCATACGCTGCTCCTGCTGTCGCATACATACACACGCTGACCTAAGTTTTTAAAAAGCCTGTGCGCCCTTAGTTGTTCGGGTCTTGCTGTTTTGCCGGGTGCCTTAAGTTCTACAAAGAAAATTCTGCCGTTTGGCAGCATGCAGATTCTGTCCGGCACACCTCTCATACTTGTTGAATTAAATTTCAAACATACGCCTCCGTTTGCTTCTATCCTTTCTTTTAAAAATTTTTCTATACTTGCCTCTTTCATTTCTATAATTTCTCCTTTAAGTCGGTGAGTGGCTTTAAAAGTGTTGACAAAGAGTTCCGCATAAACACTGACTTTTTCTGAATTTGTCAACAATGTTACAAAAATTTCATAAAGTATAAGTAAACATAGAATTTATAGATATTAAGGCATATTATTATTTCTATAATTTCTTTATTTGGTTATACTTATATATAAAAATTGTTGACACTGTTGACAAATGGCTAAAAACGGCTTGGTTATGCGGCTTTCGCTGTCAACAATTTATTTTTTAGTTTGTTGACAATTTTCTTATAAAACCTCTTTGAACACCATATAGTTCTCCAAATCTCGCATTGGTTTTTGTCTGTTCCCACTCACCTGTTCGCATAATAATATCTTTAATCTCTTTGCTCTTTTGGTATGTAAAGTCTTTGCGGTCGCCGCCGAAAGCCTCACACCATACCTCAAGAGGGCACACTCTGTTTCGTTGTGTTGTGCCATTCTGCTCTGCACCCATTTCATAGCCGTTGAGGTAGTTTCTGCGTTCGTAAAGCTGCATTCTATCCCATTTTTCAGGCAGTAATGTGTTAAGGTATTTAACCACATCACCTGTAAGCGGGCTTTCCTCAAAATGGCGGTTCTGTTCGCTTTCTGCAAGTCTCCTTAATTCGTCTGTATCCATAAACAGCTTCTCACCGTTGCGGTACATTTCCATTGCCTCTGCCCATATCATATCGACTTCATAATCTGTCAGTTCTTCAAACACATTTTTTGCTGCTCTGTCGGGGTGTACATCAAGCGGAAGAAAGCGTCTGTTGCCTGTTTGGTCACGCAGAAACTCGTGCTGATTTGTCGTACCGATAAAAACACACTGCCTTTTTCTGACCTCTGTATGATGTCCGTATGCGGCTCTGTATGCGTCCTCCGACTTAGCAGTAAAGTGTTTGACCGCCTCAACTTCGTTTCTTCTAAGTGCCGCAAGCTCTGCTATTTCAATAAGCCAAAAGCCCTGCAGCTGTTCGTATGCCTCCTTGCCCTGAACAGTAGTCAGGGTGTCGCTGAACCACCTGCCGCCAAGCCTTTTGATTGCATAACTTTTTCCGCAACCTTGAGGTCCCACAAGCGTGAGTACAGTATCAAATTTAATGCCCGGAACCATAATTCTTGCGACTGCCGCAACAAGTGTTTTTCGTGTAGCGGCTCTTGTATATGCAGTATCCTCAACACCGAGGTAGTCAATGAAAAATGTTTCGGCTCTTTTTACTCCGTCCCATTTAAGCCCTGTCAAGTAATCATAAACAGGGTTATAGCTGTTCTCCGTACTCACAAGCGACCAAGCGTCAAGTATAGCCGCCTTGCTCTTTATGCCGTACAGATTTTCTATATAATGCCTAAGTCCCGCATCGTCAACATCGTTCCATTCTCTGCTCTCGGTTTCACCGTTCCATGGTACCGCACCGAGCACGGTGTGCCGCCTTGTGAATGTATTATAGGCAATCTTGCCCTTAAGCCTTTTGTCTTTTTGGCAGATTTTCATACAGTTGTCTATAGTCGGCAGATTGTTGCTTTTGCCGTCTGTTGCAAGTTCAAGCACCCAGTCGTTATCGGCTTCGCTTTCAATATCATTTTCAAAGTCAGTCAAACAGGACTGCTCTCTTTCTTTATGCTGTAACAGTCTGACTTCCTTATTGTTTGACGCAAATTCCTGCATTGCAATGTATGACGGCAGTTTAACCGTTGGCGTTCCCTGCTTTGCTTCATCGTCAAGACTTGCGTATTTGTGTATTCTCACAAGGTCAAACGCATTGCAAAGCTGTCCGCCTGCGGGGTCTGTTGCGTGGTTTGAATACGCAAATTTGCCGCCCTCATACACTACAAGACCTGCCGATGTACTGCCCTGCGCATAAGTGTATCTGTCCTCTGTACTGCATTTTACATACACATCGGGCAAAAATTCCGCTATTGCTGTGTGTATGTCGTAACAACGGCAGAATGCACCTATTACACCTTTCTTTGTTGTCGGATCCTCTTGCTTTTTAAGCAGTCTGTCTTTCTGCTTTACTGTTCTGCTTGAGAACGGCCACTCGTTTACATTGTGCCAATCCTCATACTGTGCGAGCACACTGTCCACATTAAGCGGTTGCCTTTCTGAATATCTATAAACAAATTCGCCGTCAATACTCGTACTCGGCCAGTACATAAGTCTTTGTGGCTGATATGTTGTATCGTCAAACTGGTCAATACCGATTTCTTCCGCAATCTTTCTCGCAACAGCCTCATACTCTTCTGCTGTACAGTTTCGTGACAGCGGTATAATAAGTCTTAATCTCGGCTTTTCTGCCGTGTGCTTATGCGTTGAGTAGATAATGAACGAATAGTTTGCAAACATATCTATACTCTCGCAAAAATCGGGTGCCGCAAAGTCTGCGTCAAGGGTAATCAACGAACGGCACTCAACCTTTTCTCTCTGCCTTATTCCGTTTTTGAGCCTGCCTCCGACAAAACCGCCTACATCTTTAATGTTGTCTTGCTTCGATTTTGGCATATTACGGAACTCGCCGACGGTTTCCGCCGTTGTCGTTGCCCTTGACAGTCTGTCTGCAAGCTCCTTGAATGTTATTTCCGTATTCTTCCACAGCTTTGCAAATCTGTCATTTGCGGTAGCTATAAAGTGATTTTTCAAGCGTTTTCCTCCTTTCTTAATCTTTCTTGTAAAATGGCGTTTCGTATCCCTCTGCCTTTAAAATCAAGCCTTTTGCCCATTCTATCGGCTCTCCCATTAAGGCGCTTACTTCTTCCGCAGATGAAACACCAATCGGGCAATCTATAATAACTTCATCGTGTACATGGAAGTTAATTTCAAAGCCTCGGCTTTCAAGCCTTTGCATTGATACCGCAAGGCAGTCCCTCGCAAAAGCCTGAACAATGTTCTCCGTAAGTTTACCGCCGAATGTTTCAAGCCTCTCCCATGAACCTCTTGTTTGACTTATACCCATATATGTAACACACGGTCTGCCGAATTTGTTTTCCTGCAGTTCGGGTTTTGCATATGCGAGTTTTCTCCCCGAGGGTAAACCGACAAATAAAATACCGCCCTGTCTAAAGAACTTAATTCCGCATTTAATCTGCTGCGGCTCACCCTTAACCGCTGCTACAGCCGCCTTTTCAACTTCATACCAAAGCGATGTAATACAAGGATTTGCCTGTCGCCAGCTGTCAACAAGCGGCTGCAGTTCGCTTTCTTTAAGCCCCATTTCGAGTGCGCCCATTGATTTAAGCGCACCAACCGAGCCCCCGTAACCGAGTGCAAGCTCTGCGATTTTACCTTTCTGCCGGAGATGTCCGTTTATTCCGTGCTTTACAACAGGTACTTTGAACATCTGACTTGCCGACGCACAGTAAATGTCACCGCCGTTTTTAAATACTTCCTGTCGCCACTTCTCTCCTGCGAGGTAGGCTATTACCCTTGCCTCAATAGCCGAGAAGTCAGACACTATAAACCGCCTGCCTTTGGTCGGTATAATCGCTGTACGGATAAGCTGCGAAAGCGTATCGGGCACATCTCCGAACATCATCTCAAAAAGCTCATAGTCGCCGTTTATAACAAGGTTTCGGGCAAGTTCCAAATCTTCAAGGTGATTTTGCGGCAAATTCTGCGGCTGTATCATTCGACCCGCCCACCTGCCTGTTCTGCTTGCACCGTAAAACTGTAAAAAACCTCGAACTCTGCCGTCAGAACATAAACCGCCGAGCATTGCATTATACTTCGCCGTAGAGGTCTTTGACAGCGTTTTTCTTAGCTGCAGCACTTCTTTTACAAGCGGGTCACTTGTACGCTCTGTAAGGCTTTTAACCGTCTTTTTATCAAGGCTCTGAAATGTTTCGCCTGTGCGTTCTTTAAGCCAAGTCTTTAGCTGTGAAACTGATTTAGGATTTTCAAGACCTGTCAGCTTTTGTGCCTTTGCAATCATTGTTTTTTGATTGTCGGTATCAAAGTGTATAGCGTTGTTTATAAGTTCGGTTTCAACAGCGACACCTCGGTCGCATATGCGTTGATCAAGCTCCCACAACCTTTGCTCGCTCTCCGCAAGAGGAAACCTGCTAAGCCTGTTTTTTATACTTCGTTCAACCGTCACATCCTGAATACAATAGCTTTTAAATGTTTCCCACTTTTCAAGGCTGTGATGCGGCAGATTCCTGGTTCTTCCGCCGTTTGCTTTTGTGGGTTTACAAGGCTTTGAAAAATATTCAATACAAGCCCTGCCTTTTTTGTCTTTCTGTTCTTCAAGTCCGAGGGCCTGTGCTACTCCCGCGAGTGACCGTGGCAGTCCGATTTCCGCTGCCTGAATCATTGTGCAGCACCATTGCTCCGGTGGCATTTTTGTGTTCAGAAACTTTGCAAGACAGGTTCTCTCAAAGTTAGCATTAAATGCCGTTTTTGTTATATTTGTGTCCGTGAGAGCGGAAAGCACAGCATCTGGAATTTTCTCACCACAGGCAATGTCAATTATTTTTATTTCGTCATCATCAAAAGCGTATGCAAATAAAAGTATTGTGAAATCAGGAGCGTCTGCATAGGCATACACTCCTGATTTTAAGAGATTGACACTGCTGTAGGTTTCAATATCAATACTCAACTGCATAATTAGAATAAATCATCGTCTTCTATGTCATCGGCAAAGTCGTCGATAGCCTTTGCTCTGCCGGCAAGCGCCTCACCGTCTTTTGTTTTCATAAGATTATTAAGACCGCAGGCAATGCCCTTGTTGCCGTTTGTGTTGAACGCATAGAAATTAATTGACGCTTTGCCGTAACATCCACTGTAAAATTCGGTTGTATCAATGATTTCCATACCGTTTTTATCAATAATACCCGGCTTTGTATTGCTGTTTGCATTGACAAACATCTTGCCCGCATAGCTTTCATCATCAGGGCGGTCCTCATCACCGTCACGAAGCGGAAGTTTAAGATTTGACGGAATTTTGCCGCCAAACTTAGAGATGCCCTCCTGCTTAGCAAGCTCAACCGCCTTTTCGATAGCTTTGATTGTTCTTGTGTCCGACTTGTCAATGAGAATTGAAACCGAGTATTTTTCGGCGCTTCCGTTAATGCTCTTAGGCTCGAATACATTTGCATATGAGAATCTTACCTCGCCTGTTACTACCTTTGTTGAATTGTTATTGTTTGTCATAATTTTATTACTCCTTTATTAATTAATATCGTTTTTAAAATCTTCCTGTGCCTGTTCAGCTGAACTGATTGCAGGTCTTTTATCTTCGGAATGTACGAGTGTTGGTTTGCCCGGTGGTTTCATTATGTAAGGGCCTAAAATATCTGAAAAGGTCTTTTTGCCGAGCAATTTTTCAATGTCAGTAATGCCTTTGATTTTGCTTACCATTATGTCGTCTTCGGAATATCCTTTATCCGTAAGGATTTTTGCAACCTCCGTATCAGGCTTGCTGTATTTGCGGTTACTTCTGCCCTCTACAACCTTGAAACCCGGATACTGAACACCGTGCTTGTATGCCTGATCCAGAGCGTAATCGCTGACAAGTTCTGCCCATTTTTTGATTGCGGCAGATTGGTCTAAAACATCTGCAATCTCTTCTGTTGTGAGTAAAGCGGGAGCTTTGAAATCATATACCGCAAGTCGCTGTTTTTCCGCTGTATATGCTCTGCAAGCAGGTCTTGCTTTGCAAAAACCTGTGTCACAATGACTTCCGGCTATGCAATCGGTCACGCTGTCATCGTTTGCAAGTTGCGCAGCCTTTTTAACGGTTTCGCCCCATTCAAGCAACTTGGCAGCAGTTATACTCTCTGAACTGATGTTATCAAGTCTTGGCTGATATATTGTCATAGTCACCTTTTCAATCCCGTAAAGCATATCAAAAGCCTCATAAGCACCGAGTGCATACAACCTAAGCTGTGGGTTTTCAACGGCAGAAACTTCAACACCCTTGCCGTATTTAAGGTCGATAATTTCAAGTTTGCCGTTTGCGATTATAACTGCGTCACCTGTACCGAATCCGTCGGGAACATAGTTTGAAAAATCAAGCCTTTGCTCAAGCATAAGGATTGCGTCGGGGGTTTTCCGTAATGCAGAATTGTATCTCTCAATTACAAAATTCTTGTACCCCTCTGCGTAGTCCTCCATATCCTCTGTTATATCAATATTCCTGATTGCATTGTGATACTTGGTACGGTTATACTCCTTGGTAGCAAGTCTTATCTTTGCCTCGCCGAGTGCATGAGCGTTAGTACCCTCTTGTGCAAACTCTGACGGCTTGTCCTCAAAATTTTCCTCAAGCTGTATTGAGCCGGGGCAGTTTATCCATTTCTTAGCGCCCGATGCTGACAGCCTTGCATGTATATCAGGCATTACTTTACCTCCTCAACTGCCTTTACGGCTTTTGCAAAATCTTCCTCTTTAATCTCTGTCACCTTGGCAACACCGAGGTTTGCAAGAATTTTCTTGACCTCCTCTTTGCCGTGTTTCTTTGCGCACTTCATAAATACCGCCCTGACTTCTTCAAGCGTGTACTGCTTGTCTGTGCTTTCTTCATTCTGTGCGGACATTTTTACTGCCTTAGTTTTATTGGTGTTATCCTCAACAGCCTGTGTTTCTGTTGTTGTTACAGTGGCGGTTGCCGTATTGCACATCGAATCAGCAATGTGTTCGAGTGCTGTAATGAGTCCGCCAAGCTGCGGTACATCGATAGTAATTTTGATTTCCGACATCTCAATTTCTCCTTTATATCTTGATTTTTTATAAAATTAAGGATATAATAATGTTGATTGATTTCATATTATATCCTTGAACCGTTGAAAGCATTGCCGTGCTGTCAGCGGTTTTCTCTTTCTTCGTATTCTGCGATAACAGCTTTAAGCGTTTTTAATGTTTTGTTGAGCTCTTTTAATGTCGATGTACGGTCGAGATAAATTATATCTCTAATCTCTCTTGCATTTGTATTGTGAAAAGTCCACCCCTGTGTGTAGATATTAACATCTAACTCGCATGTATGACCGCTAAAATTAACAAATATTGTCGGCTTGCTACCAGTGCACTCACACTTTGTACTTCTGCCGTTAAATTCGAGTGCAAGTGCCATTATTTCAAGCACTTTGGATTTTACTTTTTTGTCATCCGGTTACACCTCCTTAATTTTTCGCTGCGTATTTGCAGCAGCGGATAAACTTTTTACAGTTGTTCGCCACACGCTTAATGCCTGTTGCTCTGTTGTTGAGCTTGTGTCTGTCAAGACTTTCCTTAACTTCTGCAACATAGTTCAAAATATCCTCAAGCCTGTCGGCGGTTACTGTATCTAAGCCTTGTAGAGCTATGACTTCGCCGTCTTTAATGCAGATTTGTAAGTTTTCAAGCTTACTCATATCCGTTTGCTCCTTTCTTGAGATTTTCGAGCAGTTCACGCTCTATAATCACACAGTCCCTCAGATAGCATTTTGTGTTGCTGTTAATGCCATAGACCATATTATCATCTAAACATATTGCTGTTTCGTATGATACTTTCATCATAAAGCGTCCTAAATCATCAGAGAACACATCTCCGATTTCAACCTCCTTAAACGAATACGATTTAGATTTGTTGATAATTACTTCCATCTTTTTTTATTCCCTCCTGCGTTTCGTTGTAAGCCTTTTCGATGTAAGCCTTTGCGTCCTCTTTAGATATTCTCCACTCACCGAACATCTTTGCCGCCGGCAAAATGCCCGACTGTGCTTTTTTCTTTAAACAATCAACCGAAAAGCCAAATAGCATTGATACATACGGTAAATCCATATAAAGAGGTACATTTTCCCAGTCGGTTATTACCTTTTTTGTCGATTTCATATTACTCCCCCCACAATCGTAACTAAGCTGATAGCGTCCTCAATGAGAGTGCGAACAAGGCTCGACATCTTCTTTCCAGACTTCTCGCAAAGTTCGTTAAGAGCCTTTGCGGTTTCATCTGATACACACGCAGATACTACATTTGAACCTGATGTGGCTTTGTCTGCGAAAATGACAATCTGTCCTTTGTTATTTAACATTTTGTTTCCTCCTTAAAATTAAACTCTGTAATGTTTAGCCAACAGTCTTCCGACTAATCTGTTTTCAATGTTTGATAAGCTGATATAATAAAGTTTCTTATGCTCTGACGCTCTTTTTTATTTCTGCACTTCTCAAGTCTGTTTACTTCGTTTAGCATTGCAGTGTATAAAAGAGCGTCAATATTTTTCCTGCTTATCTCTGTAAAAATTGGCTTTTCTGTTATTTCCACTATATTGCTCCTTTCACTACGCTGTTTAATATTGTTTGACAAATTTTTATTAAGTGTTACACTTAAATTGAAGGGAGGGGTAAAGGTATGGATAACTCTAAATTTCCCGAACCTCGGCTTGCTAAAGGCAATATTGTGCCGGATTTTGTTGTACTTAATGAATTAAAAGAAGCCAAGGAAAAAGAGTTACGAAGAAAACAATTTATCCACGACTGGAAAATAGCTATCGTCAGCCTTTTAGGTGGAGCGATTTCGGGATTTGTAACATCATGGATTTTTTGGGCTCTAAGTAACTAATACCCAAAATATAATACCTGCCCAAGTTGCAGACAAAAGCGACACTGCTATGCAAAATGCTGTATGCCAATAGTGGTGTTGCTTTTTTTCATATTCAAGCTCGTTCATCTTCTCACCTCCTACTGCTATTTTGCCATAGAATTTCGTTTAATTTGGACAAGCATTCATTGATGTTTGTCTTCGTCCTTTGCCCACTTAATCAGATCCATAATTTGAGCGTCGTGCTTATCAAGGTAGCTGTCTATTGTTTTATACAAATGGGCGGCTACTATTTTTATTGCTAATACTGCTGAAACAAAAGCTGTGCAAAGCATTAGCAGTCCTAAAATTATTATTACTTCCGTCTTTCTTCACCTCTTTTCAGCGTGGTAGTTTCCTTGTTTATAAGGTTTTCAAGTTCTGCGATACGCTTTGTAAGAGCACCGAGGTTTCGATAAACTTCAAGCATATCCGCCGTGTAATTAGGCACTTTTTCCTCAACGATTTTCATTCGTTTGTTAAGGTTGTCAAGTGTGCCGTACACATTAAAAATTTCATCTGTATGAGTGTTAGCCATATAAATCACCTCCTTACGCTGTTTTCCGTGTGTCAGCAAAGTCCTGCTTATTGTACAGCTGATTTGCTATACTGTAATTGTAAGATAAACATTTAGTTCACATTTCGTGTACTTAATTTGTAAAAAAAAGTTCCTCTATTGAGGTGTTGAAAAATCTTGCAATTCTTAACTTAACTTCGTCACGAGGAATACGCTGTCCGTTTTCGTACATAGAAAGAGCAGATTGACTGATTTCTACGGCATTTGCAAAGTTTTCTCTTGAGATATTATTTTTTTCTCTTAAGTTTTTAATTTTCTTGCCAATGACTTCTGCATTCATTTTATCACCTCCTTAAGTGAGTTCACATATCGTGTACCATTATATTAACACAGCATTTTAAAAATGTCAACACATTTTGTGAAATTTTTTACTTGATTTTTTTCACAATCCGTGATATTATGTAGTAAACAAAACACAAGAGGTGATTAAATGTTCTCCGATGTACTTAAACAGTTGAGATTAAAAGCAAATCTAAGTCAAGAAGAACTTGCAAAGCATTTAGGTTGTTCTAAAAGTTCTATTAGTATGTATGAGAATGGCACAAGAGAACCTAATCTTGAAACTTTAGAAGCTATAGCTGACTATTTCAATGTAGATATGAACACACTCACAGATTCAAAGACCTCCGCCGAATTAAATTCAGAACTCCAAGAATACCTTGAGGAGCTCAAAAACAGAAGTGAACTAAGAATGTTATTTAGTCTTACTAAGGGTGCTACAAAAGAAGATGTGGAAAAAGCAGTCAGAATTATTGAAGCATTAAAAAAGGATGAATAGCTTTGGGAGAAATTTTTATTAGAGGTTTAGAATTGCCGCTGACCGTACGAGGCGTAACGGTCTTAGATGAGGACGGCAATTACAATGTATATATTAATATTCTGCTTAGCTATGATACTCAACAGAAAGCCGCTAAGCACGAATTAAAGCACATTACATCCGAGCATTTTTATGATTATGAGCCTGTTGTACATAACGAGCTTGAGGCTAATGCTATTTGATAAGGAGAATTGATATGGGATTTCTTGATACCTTTAAGGGTAATCAATATAAGTCAGAAGTAGAACGCTTACAAGCTGAACTTAATCAGCTTAGAAGCACATTTACTCCTGAAATGTATAATGCCCAAAATTTACTTATGCTCACACAGAAATTGCAAAATGATATTAATAACTTAAATGCAGTTATTGGGCAAAAGAATAACGAGATCAATAATTTAAACAACAAAATTATCGGTTTAAATAACACTATAGATAACAAACAATCTCAAATAATCTGTATGGACGAACAAATTGAGTTACAAAGTTTCGGACTTTATACTCCTAAATACGACTTTGCTTCTTCCGAATTGTATAAAAACAGATTAGCACAGATTCGAGCTACTCAAAAAGTTCTTATAAAAAATGGTCAAGCTGTTACTGGTAACACTAATTGGAATGTAAACGGAAGTAAAAGTCAGGGCAAAAAAATGGTTAAAGATATGCAAAAACTTTTGCTTAGAGCTTTCAATAGTGAATGTGATGAACTTATTGATAAAGTTAAATACAATACTTTTGATACTGCATTAAAAAGGATGCGTAGTTCCTGCGAAGCAATTTCAAAACTTGGTAACATTATGGGGGTTGCAATAACTACTCAATATTTTAATGCCAAGTACGAAGAACTTTGCTTATCACTTGAATACAAAAAGAAAAAGCAAGACGAAAAGGAAGAACAAAAGGAAATAAGAGCCCGAATGCGTGAAGAAGCAAAACTTCAAAAGGAAATTGAGGAAACTCGTAAAAAGATAGCAAAAGAGCAATCACATTATCAGAATGCTTTATCATATATTGAGCAACAGATTGAAACTGCAAATGAAGCAGATAAAGTTGAATTACTCAAGAAAAAAGAACAAATTGTTAATGAACTCTCCGAAATAGATAAATCTATGAAAGATATTGATTATAGAGCAGCAAATGCGAGAGCTGGCTATGTTTATATTATTTCAAATGTTGGTTCATTTGGTGAAAATGTATATAAAATCGGAATGACACGCAGACTTGAACCAATGGATCGAGTTGATGAGCTTGGGGACGCTTCTGTTCCGTTTAACTTTGATGTTCACGCAATGATTTTTTCCGACGATGCTCCTTCACTTGAAGCAGCTTTACATAAAGCCTTTGAGGACAGAAAAGTCAATATGATTAACACAAGACGAGAGTTCTTTAATGTTACTCTTGATGAAATAGAAGAAGTTGTAAAAAAGAATTACGATAAAACGGTAGAATTTACTCGACTTGCTCCGGCTGAACAGTATCGTGAATCTCTTAAAATTAAAGAGCAACTAAAGCCGTAGGGTTTTACAGTAACATTTATTAAAATAAAAAATCCGCCCTATCCTGTTGGCGCAGGGTAGAGCGGAAACCATTACACATAGGGTGCAACGGTACTTAAACAGCAATATAATTGTACCATACTCCCTTGTGTTTTGCAAGTTTATCGAATAAAAACACAAGGGATTTTTGCACCCTTTTTTAAAACAAAAGGAGTGTTATAAAATGAAAAAGCGTAAAGACGGCAGATATCAAAAAAATATCTATATCGGACGAGATGAAAACGGCAAAGCTATGTATAAGTCTGTATTTGGCAAAACGCAAGCTGAGGTTACACGCAAAGCAAATGAAATCAAGCTAAAAATCAGCAAAGGTATGGATATTCTTAGCGAGAATATGCCGTTCAGTGAACTCTGCGAAAATTGGCTGATATACAAAAAGGCTCTGCTTTCTTCTGACAAGCAGTATAAGAGTTATAAAACAAACCTTAAACCGTTTTCTGTATTAGGCAATGTTGCAATCAGCAAACTTGTAAAAGCAGATTTTCAATGTATCATAAATGACTATTTCGCACGAAATCCACATACAGGCAAACCGACTTCAAAGAAAACTCTGCGTGATTACAGAATGACCGCAAGGCAGGTGTTTGACTTTGCTGTTGAAAACCGCATACTTGACTACAATCCATTAACATATGTCAGAATACCGAAAAATGCACCTGTAAGCGAGCGCAGGGCATTGACCGAGCAAGAACAGCGGTGGGTTATGGAAATGCCACACAGAGCACAACTTCCTGCTATGATCATGATGCTGTCTGGTTTAAGATTAAGTGAATGCCTTGCGTTGCAATGGTATGACATTGACCTTGAAAATGCTCAAATTAGTGTTCATCAAAAACTTGTAATGACAGGAACTCCGCACATTGTGCAAGGAGCAAAGTCAAAGGCTGGCATACGAACAGTCAATATTCCCCACACCCTGGTGGATTTTCTGAAAAATCAAAAGAACCATAAACAATCCGACTTTGTTGTACTTACAACAAAAGGGGAGTTCTTCTCAACAACAGCGTGGCGAGAACTGTGGGACAGCTATATGGCAGACCTCAATCTTAAATACGGAGATTTTTCCGAATATGAGCGAAATCCTAAAAGTAAGTTCGACCCAAAAGGCGTTCCGTTTGTTATTGAAAGATTCACCGCACATTATCTAAGACATACTTTTGCTACAAACTTGTTCTTTTGCGGTCAAGATTTACTTTATGTCCAAAACCAACTCGGACACGCAAAGCCCGAAACGACTTTGAATATTTATACACATTTAGTGCAAACAAATCAGATTAAGAAAATCAATAAAATTATAGACCTAAACGATTACATCTCTGCGATTGCAGAACCGCAAAAAATGATGTTAGTCTGATGTTAGTCAATGTATAATAAAAATACGCTTGTTTACTGCACTTTTTCAAATTCTTGTAATGTTTCGTAATCAGTAGGTCGACGGTTCAAGTCCGTTCACCAGCTCCACAAATAAACC